CGCAGGAGCGTCAGTCACGATGACAGGACGGCCAAGGATGTCTACAACTTGCACGTTTTGAGCAACAAACAACTGTGGCGTGTTGGTCAGGTTCTGCGAAATCAGCTTATGATACGAAGCGCCGCTCATTACGTTAGCAACGATGCTTGACGAATGGTCACCAAACAAAGCGTTAGCGGAGTTCATCGTAGCATAGCTTACGTTAGCAGAAGCAGAAACGTCTACGGTTGTTGCAGTGCTTTGGTTAGCGATTGCAGCAACAAGACAAGCGATTGCAGTGTTCAACTGGTCAGCCATCAAAGCTTCAGCAAAGTTACGTGACGAAACTTCAATGCCTTCTGATGTTGGCTTCTGCAACCAAGTAAGCTGCGAAGGCTCAAAGCGGATTGGGCCAAAACCACCAGCAACCTTAACGCCGTTCAATTGAAGTTGAGTAAGGTCAGTTGGAGTAGCAGATGCCTGTGCAGCATAACGGTCAACGCGACGCTGTGCAGAGTGGATGGCAGCAAAGAACGACTCCTGATAGAAATCGCCGTCAAAGCCAGTTGTGGTCAAACGGATTGCGCCGTTTGATGCTGCGTTAAACTTGTCAACCATTTGAGCCAGTGTCTCAATGGTGGCTGGCATTACGTATTCATTGAATACTTTCATTTGCGAAAGTGACATAACTAAAAATCCTTATTGAAGGTCAGGGAACATTTGTTTAATTGCGTTGGCTCGCTGCACCTTGTCACCACCAAGGTTGCCCTTGGGTGCAATAGGAATGCCATTGCCTGTTCCGCCAGTGGCTCCACCACCAGAGTTAGCGGGTGCGGAAACAAAGTGCTTACCTTCATCGCCAGCGGCCCATTCAGCAATTGCGTCATTCAGCGGCTTATCACCCATAAGTGCAGAATATTGACCATTCTCCGCCGTTAGCTTGGTTTGAGACTTTAGCATGGCTTTTGCAGCGGCCATGAATTCAGCTTTAATACCAGCTTTAAGCATCGCATCGTTTAGCCCGTTGTCGATTAAGTAAGATTGCAGTGCGCCGTCCTTTTCTGTCAGGCTTGTCTGCAATGTTTCAATCGTTTTAGTGCTATCCTTGGTCGTTTTATCGAGTTGCAATTTAAGCGTTTCATTTTCAGTTTGAAGCGCAACAAAATCGTTTGGGTCTATCTCTGCGCCTTTTGCTCTCGCTTTGGCAACTTTGACTTCTCCTAAAAGTTCGCGGTTCTTAGCACTCAGTGCTTCCATCGCTAGTTCTAACTCTGCTATCCGTTCTTCACTCATAGTTTTGTCCTCTGGACTGATGTTGCCCCTCAGGGGCGGGTAACGCTTTGGCACAGCCTCCGCATATTTCTTTTATTATCATGCTACAGACAATAATACTATAGCCGTGATAATTGTGTCAGTGTAAGTGGATTGCCACGCTGGTCTAATAATTGCGATAGCGTTATTTTACCAGCACGCCACAATTCAGCCTTACCTTTACCAAGCATCTGGTCAGCAAATGATGCTGGCTTGTTTTTTAAGAATTGGTCAAATGATAAATCAGCAGCAACTTGCCCGTTCATACTAGCACGGGTTGTTTGCGCTATTTCTTTTGCCACAGGCTCATTGCGTATTTCAGCAAATGATTTTGTTATTGGCACATAGCTTGACCTACAAGACCAATGGGCAGGAGGGCCACCATTCCAAGGTATAGAATGGCCTATTGGCTTAAACTCTGGAAATGTCCACGTTTTGCCAGACCGTGCAATACATATTTCACTGGTGCGGCTATCTAATGTAGATACCCATTGCACTGCCTTAATGATGTCTTGGTTTTCCATAAGGCCAGCCATGCGAGCCTCGTTAGCAATTGTTTGAACGCCAGTTCTGGTTATAGCCATTGCATCGCGCCGTGCCTTAGCAAGCGCCTGTGGGCCTTTGTCAGAACCGTTGCCGACAATCGCCTTAGCTATTTCTCTGTTGGTCTGCCCAAGCGTTATGCCATTCTTAACAGCACGCTCAATGTCAAACTTTGCTGAGTCATTTAGTCTGCTAAACCATTCGCCTATTGTTGCGCCTTGTATCAGTGACGCTTTAGAAATTGCATTCACAACAGATGCTGGCGGTATTACCGTGTCTATGCCTACCGACACAAAGGCGCTTTGCAGGAAAGAAGCTTCTGCTTTTGCTAAGTCCGCAAGGTCTGGTGGTGTTATAGAAACCATAGCCTTTAGCTCATCAATGGCTTTGGCTAGGCGCTTGCCCTTATATGTGGAGAGGTCATCACCCTTTAGCGCCTTTTCAATCGACGCAGCTAAGGCATCCAATTGCTTGTTTATAGCTGCATCCTGCCCACCAATAATCCGCTGCAAAAGCAGTTGCCGAATGATGATTAGGTCATGCAGTTGGTCAGATACGGTCAAGGCGCAACTTTACTTACTGTCAAAATTATAGATGGCGTTACTGGACGCACTGGCGCTACACGAGCGGGAATGCCAGCGATATATACATCAGCATGAGGCGTTGACCATAGGATGCGGAAATATTCGTTAGCATTAGCTCGGTAGAAAAAGTTCCATGCAGCGACAGCCGCACCTTGAAACGTGCCGTGTCTTGGAGGAACCGTAATATCTGTGCAGCTATCAGGTTCCGCTACACCATCGCGTGCAAGCCAGATACTTATGTCATGTTCTTGGCTTCCAGTATTATGCAACTGTGCGCTAAACTGGATGTTATACAATCCGCTTTCGCTAAACACTACGCGAACATTATCTTCAATCGTAATGCCATAGTTTTCTACAATGGTGTCAAATTCCATCGGCGTTGCAATGTTTGCCGTTGCTGTTTGCGTTTGTAGGTCAACCGCCGATAGATAAATAGAAAGTGAAGTGCCGCCGCCAAGAGAACCAACTGCCCTAACTTTAGCTACGGGCAACTCAATTTGAAACTCTTGGCCGTCTGTAAGAGTTATCCAAAAAGACGTTTCATCGCGCTGTTCCACCAATGCGATGCCAACACCAGCGGGGCCAGCAGCACCATTAACGCCATTCCTGCCATCAACACCATTGCGCCCGTCACTACCATTACTACCATCGCTGCCATTGCTTCCAGCGGGGCCAACCAGCGAAGCACGGTTAATTTCAAACCAGATATTGACGGCAAGTTGTATCTCCTCATCCGTTGGTGGGCGACCTTGTGGGCCTTGCTCACCGTCTTTACCATCTAAGCCGTCAAGGGCTTGCGTTAGGTTATCTTCCAGCCAAGCTACAGCCGCAGCTTTGACTTGTTCGTCAGTAACGGGAGGCGCATCTTCACCGCGCTCACCTTGTGGGCCAGCTTCACCTTGCGGCCCTGCTACCATTGCGCGTGACACAGCATCATTGGTGCGCTGATTAAGCGCAGCCACAGCCTCGACTAGCGAGGTGACAATTTCCTCGCTGATTGCCATTTAGAGTCCAAGCCTCTGACGGATATTAGCCATCAGGGTTTGTTCTTCCGCATTGTCACTGTCATCTTCTTCTGGCTCAACCATACCATCTTGTGAGAAAGATGGGCCAGAGTCATCCAACTGCGCTTCGTATTCTTCAAACTCCATGTCTGGCGAGATAAGCTCACCGCGCTGGAAGTTATCAAACAAGACTGAAAGCGGCATTGCATCGCCTTGATATGCGCCAAGCAATGCGGTTACCATCTGTGGAGCCATACGCGCTGCGCCAAAGTCAGTGTTGAGGTTAAATTCAACGTCTTGTGGTGCGCCTACCCATTCAGCCATCCAGTTCAATGCACGGGTAATGCTGTCAGATGCAGAGCGGCTGATTGACGCAAGGATGGAGCGTTCGCCAGCAGTCTTTAATTCAACCGTGCCAAAGGCTTCAGCAGTGCGCTTATCGTCGGCAAGCATCCGTGCGCCCAAGACAGCCATGCGCTGCTCTTTGTCCTTTAGGGCTTCGCGCAATGTCTTTAGGCCATCGCCCTTAAACTCAAGGTAGCCAGCATTAGCCGATGGGTCAGGGAATACCCATGCGCTCATTGAGCCTACAGCAAGCGTAGCGCCTTCTGGAAGCTGCACGCCAGCAACGTATGGGGTTGGCAATCCAGTAAAGTGCAAGCCATGCTCATAGTCTGCGCTGTTGCGGTA